TAATTAATTTTGCTTCTTCGATAGTTTTACCCATCATCATATCCACAAACATTGATGAAGATGCAATTGCACTTCCACAACCATAAGTCTTAAACTTTACGTCAATGATTTTTTCATCGTCATTTAATAATAATTGTAGTTGCATTACATCACCACAAGCTGGAGCGCCTGCGAGTCCTGTTGCAACATGAGGATTATCTCTGTCGAGAGAACCAACTGAGTGTTTTTTCGGGTCATTGAGTACTGATTCAAATCGTTGTACTACTTCTTTACTATATGCCATTTACCATAATGCCCATACCGTTAATGAAAAGACAATGAGTACGAGGGCTTGTTCTATTGTCATATATCTATTTAGTGTAATTTATCCAAAGAAACTATCTAATGATGCAACTGGTTCAACATTCCAACCAATTAAAGTGATAATGTTTTTTAGGGGTTCAATGAATGACTTATCAAATTGCATATCATAATCAACATATCCATTCAATTCGAACTCTTTGGGAAGGACGTTGATAAACGATATAACATTCTCATTGATTGGATTAGGTATTGTAAGATAAGTGAAGTGTATCTTGTCACTGTTTTTAACGTTCTCATATCTTCTATGAACGTTCTTTTTCTTGAGTAGATGATTATACAGTAATGCACCCCTAACGTGTATGGGTGTACCTTTACTATAAATGTGTGTACCATCAGAATAATTTGCAAGATTATTACATCCTCTTGGTGATGCAATCTCTTCTACTGGAAGGTTTCTAAATTCCTTTCGTGCAGTTTCTACGAAGTCCCATACTTCTTCTTCAGTTCCGTTCATAACAACCTTTAATACTTCGGTCAATTTCTTACGAACCCACTGAGGTGTTGACGACTTTGCAGTTTCAATACCCATCATCTTGAGTTTAGGTTCTGCGAGTCTAACCCCTTCATTATCCAGTACATTAAGGATATATCGTTTCTTTGCAGTCCAAATACCACGGTCTGCAATAATTTCTCGACCCATTACCATCTTCTGTTGGAATGCGTTAGTGTAATCTGCGAGTTCATCGTATCCATCGGTCAATACTTCTAATATTCTTTGTTGACCAGCCTCATTTAGAAAATCTACAATCTTCGACTTGGGTGTACCTTCGGGAAATATCTCCTGTACCATTTTATCAAAGGACACATAAATCGAATCAGTATCCATTGCAATCACATAATCTTCATCTGTTTTTAACACATCATTCATGAACTTGTTTATAGTGTTCTCTGCAGTTTTAATAATCATCTGACCCGACATAGTAATCCCTTCTGCAAGGTTCGGGTCAAAGAATGCAAAGTACTGATTCGCAAGAGCACCATAAGCACTATTCAATGCAATCTTTCTGACCTGTTGATTGTTGTATGCACGTTTGATTAACTTGGATAACTCTTGTTTACGTTTAGGGTCTGAACACTTCTCGTTCTCAATCTGATATTCAATCATTCGTTTCTTCCACTCTTTTCTTTCCTCATAGAATTTCTCCATGAGTTCGGGAAGGAAACCTTGTAAGTCTCGTGTGAATTTTACACCATTGGGTGTGACTGTACAGTTCTGTTCTTTAAGTTCAGACAAATCATGTTCACGATTCAATAGTTTATCAATGTTAAGTGACATAAGGTCTCCCTTAATCATCTTTTCGGGACTGATATTGTATTGCATAATGATATGTGGATACAGGGAATTCAAGTCAAACGACATGACCCAATCGTGTTTACCAACAATAGGTTCTTTAACATATGCACCAACAATAGAATGATGTTTAGTTCGTTCTAATTTTTGTGGTGGTGTTTGGATGTTCTGTTCTTTAAGGAAGTTATAGATAATGGTTTCCCAGTACTTAACCATTCCAAAAGTGTCATTATAATTACACTTCGCATTGTAAGCCATGGTCAAAGTCAATTCCAGTAGACCAAGTTTATCTTCTAGGTCTTCAACCAGTGTCACATCTTTGACATTATATTCTAGATATAGAGGATAGTTATTCTTGTAAAGTGTATGTAAATTTCCATATTCAGAATAGTCAATCTTCTGTTTGTCTAATTCGATATGTGAAATATGGTCAAGGGAATATGATTCTTGATTGACGAATGTACGTTGTCTATACAATTGCATATAATCAACCACATTCAATCCATAGAGATTGAACACCATAACCTTTTGACCATAGTTGTTAACATAGTCTCTGACATCTGACATATTCCATGGAGAGAACTTCTTGTGTGAACCCTCACCAAATAATTTATCAACACGATTACAAAGATAGGTCATATCGAATGCATCAACATTCCAACCAGTGATTACGTCAAAACTTTCTTTACGCCAGTATTTGATAAACGATTCGAGTAGGAATGCCTCATTCTTACATTCATGGTAGATAACATTTGCAGGACAATCATCCCATGGGCCAATACCAAAGGTATGTGCGTTGTGTCTAAATGGTTTGATTGTAATTGCGTTGACTTTCTCTTCTGCGAGAGTTGGTTCGGGGAATCCATTTTCAGATTCACACTCGATGTCAAGTGTTGCAATTTTAACTTTGTTGTAGTCCCATTGAATATCTCCGTGGAACTTTTCTGCGATGTAGGTATAGATATACTTGTCATATCCATGTATTTCAAATCCATCGACTTGGTTGTATTGTTCACGGAACTTTCTTGCACCACCCATGGTGTCAAGATTGACTGCTTCTAGTGGTCTTCCATCAAGTGAACGAAATGCAGTTTCACCCTTTTTGGATAACACATAATGGTTAGGTCGATATGCGACCTTGACCATGTGTTGTTTGTTTCCTTGATAACCCTTTACGAGTATTTTGTCACGAGTACGACATACATTAGTATAAAAATCCATACTGTTATTATAACAGAAAGTGGACTATTCTACAAGTGTTTTTACGGACGGATGTAGTAATCCTTTTATTGCTTTTAGTTTGTCTATTGCATCTGTAAGTTTTGAAACTTCAGCATCTAATGCTTGGACAATTTCGGGATGTTCACCTATACCACTTGGGTTCTCTTGATACACTTGAATGTTTGCAGTGTGAACTGCGATATCACCTTCGTACTTCTTTTCTAATGCTCTTAGTAAGTCTGCCATAATTATTTATTCCCTGTTGCTAATTTGTAATTTGTCTCCAAGTTGGGTCTCACATTAAAGGATGTGACTATATGACTCTTCGGTATTACAAATTTATATTCTCTTGCATAAGGTAGCCATGGTGCAAGATTGATTTCCATGTTTCCGTCAACGACTTGTTGAACTAATAGTTGTGCTTCCGATATGGTGACAGTTTTACCCGCTTTTCCTTCCGTCACATATCCCATGATGACTTCACCACCTAAAAGTTTTAATGCCTTGATTTCTGTTGAACTAAACACTTAATACTGATTCTTGTAATTCGATAGAACGTCTACCAACTTGTTTAAACCAACGTGAGTCTTCCATTTCAACTGCCATTCTTTTCCAATCACCTTCGACAACTGCACTCCACATATTGTTGAATTTTCCGAAACGAGTTCCACCTAGATTGAATGTCATATTGACTAAACAATGTTGAATTTCTTCGGGTAGGTCATAAAAGTCTGAACCACCTTTTGATTCAAACACATGAATTGTTTCTTCAACGTGTTTGTCGAAATCCATTTCATAGTATATGTCAACAGTTTCTTGACTGACTGGAGTTCCTGCTGATTGTCCATGTTCTGCATCGCCTTCTTTAATAAGATGTCCAACACCTAGTGTCAAATATCCTAGTGAATCTGCATAAACTTCGAGGACTTCTCCCTCGTGTCTCTTAATCTGCTCTTTCAATATCTCTTTGTTCATTTTTTTCCTTTTCCACTTGATGTTCGATGAGTTCGACCAAAATGTCTCCCATCAGTTTGTTTAATTCCTCATTATTTATGAGTTCTTTAATCCCCTCTTCACTTGCTGTAGTTCCATGTGGAACTCTTCTAATTGTTCTTTGGAAGTTAAGATGAGGTCTGTCGTCTTCCATTTGCACTTCGCCGTACTGATACACTAGACCATCCCATTCACCACCCTGTAATTCTACAGCTGCAGTTTTGTCATCGGGATTCTCTACAACTCTGTAGACCCCCTCATTAAATAGTTTATCAATCATTTACAAAATGCGATATGGTTTTTGCTATACCGTCCCAATTTTTTGTATTGTTCGTAAATATCTTCAAAGTTGTCTCTCAATAATTTCATGTATTCTTCGTAATTTCTTTGAGTCACGAATGTGTTGAATGCAATATAACCTTTGTTAATTCTATTTAGGTTATCATAAAACTGTTTTGATTTGAACTGAGGTGGTGTTCCACTTGGCCCAAATATATCAACAAAAATGTAATCGTACTGCGTGGTGCAAGTGTCTACGAATTCGAATGCATCATTGACAACACAAGTAATCCTGTCATCATCGTTAGGCATATGAAAATACGTCTCTCCTATATGTCTTAGGTCAAAGATATCAACAGTGGTGATATTCATCTGAGTGTTTCTATATAAGTATGATGGAATGACACCACCACCAGTTCCTAGAACTAATGCACGTTGCGTGACTGTAGGTGTATTAGGAAAGGGTTTATAGTTTATGACTTGAACCATTTCTTTAGCATAAGTCTTTTGTAAATCATGGGGATATTTTTTCTTCAGTGATGTTTGATTTAACTCACCATCAAATTCTAAGATAACACATTGTTGTGTTTCTCGAACGGTTATATCAACCCCATGTATAGTTTCAGTGTGTAATACATCTGTATACTTTTCTCTATCTTTCATAAATCTCTACTCCAAATGAACTGTCGTTCATAATTGCTTTGTGGATTCCTAAAGATGCTTTTCTAGTTCCCATCGCTCCACCTGCGAAAGTATCTACCACTTCTCGTTCCTGTAAATCTTTCATTGTCACATAGTGCATATACGCACCAATCCTTTTTCTAACTTCATCAGGTACATCGACATCTTCTTCATATACCATATGGTCAATAGACTTATTTACCAATTGATACCCAATTTTCTCATTTACTAAAAGGTACACAATCAATCCTACAGGTACAGAACCATATTCAAACAAATAATATTCTACTGCAGGGTCATTCCAATAATCATACTTGGTGATTGCATCTGCCATTCCTTTGGACAACCATTTAGTTTTTTCAACATCTCTCTTCCAAGTTAAGAATGCATTGTTAATTTGTTCTACTGCAATATCGGGTTGTGTGAGTTTTCTACATTTAAGAGTTGTATCTTTAAGTAAACGATTAACACCCTTTTTAGTTCTCCACCTGTTATTCATTTTTTCCATGTTAGTATCAACATGAGAATAGTAATTGTAAGTCTCAAAACGAGTGTCTAGTGTTAAACCTTTCTTTTCTATCCACAATGATTCGTGTTCATTACCCAAGAATTTTTTACATAGATTTTCTCTGAGTGCATCAAATACCAATTCTTCATTGTCAAGATTGTGTGTTGCACTTATTGGTAATCCTTCCAGTCGTTTGTAAATGTGTTGAAACATCTGAACGTGTTTTAGTACTATCACGACAAGGTCTCCACGAACACTTACTGTTGCAACTTTCCTTTGCCATTCGTTTTTAATCTTGTGGTATTCATGAACGTATTCGGAAGGAAGTAGTCCTTCGTGTCCATATCTCATTCTTCTTTGTTCTTGATAAAAGTCTATAAACTTTTTAGATGAAAGTTCTTTCAGTGACATACACCTATCGTTGAAAAACGATGAAGGGTCAACTGTTTTTAATTCCTCTATATCGATGCACGGAATGGCTTCGAAAGGACTCAACTCATCCAAAAAACTCATCTAATGTACTCACTCTTGCATCTTTAAAAAAATCTCGACATACACCTTTAGAGAAACACCAAATATTTTCAATGTAATATTTCTTCATGAACTCGTCCATTGCAGCTTTATCAAAGTCTCCATTCTCATCTTTGAATACAGATTTACCTTGAGGTCTTTGCATGATTCTCATTCCGATTTGTCCATCAAATCTATCTTCACCGATATGTTGAATGACTTCATCACCCGACCTGTATCTAACCCCATGTATCTTAGGGTCAAGAATGTTTATATACAACACTCCGTTGTTTGCAAGTGCATCATACGATTTCTTAGCAACAGGTAAATAAAAATCGTCTCTCCATGCATTATACTCGTTAAACTTTGCCCAAGATTGGTCTTGTTCATGTTCACCACCTTCGTTGTATCTCTCTGTTGAAAAATAAGGTGGAGAAGTGAATGCACAATCGATTGGTGGAAGTTGATGGTATTTCATATCCTCTGCACCACAACGATGTATCTCAACTTTCTTTGACCCAATACATGAGAAGTAATCTTCCTGTTCAATTATGTCGGGTTCTTCACCTGTAAGAATTCGTTCATAAAATATACATTGTTTCTTATATTGTACAAATGTTGCAGGGTTTGGGTCACAACCTATGTACTCTTTAGTGTAATTCCCTGCATAAAAACCACATAGTCTATCACCCCAACCACAAGAAGTATCAAGTATTGTTTTACTCCTAGTGTTGTCATAGATAGATTTTGCAACAAGTGGTTTGAACTGCGTTGCAATGTATGTTCCCAATCTGAATGCAGAAATGTAAGACTTTTCATCCAACTTTCCACCCATGAGTTCTTCCTTTCCTTCAACCTGTACTTTTTGTACACCATTGATTCCTCTCCAAATAGGCCCTAGACATCTCCAAATTTCTTTAGAGGTTCCTTCTTCCCAAACTTTTACTGGTGGTTGGAAACCATAACTTCCACACGCAAGTCTTAACTCTTGGTGAAAGAAGTTTGATGCATCAGAATGAACCGATGCACAATCTATCAAACCTAATCCCCAAGAATGAAAGTCAAAAGTATAATCGTCATACTTTTCCATGACCTCTTGTTCTAAGTTATCTGTAGGTGTGATACATTTACTAGTATCATAATCCTTCAGTGCAAGAAACATTTCACGCATTCTTTCATATGAAATTTTCTTGAAAGGAAATGGTGGTCTGTTTTCTGCAATGAAATCTGCGACTGCAAGACGAAATTCTTCCTTACCATATTCTTTGGTAGTCTTATCAAAAAGGTTGCCGTCTAAAATAGGCAACCCATTTGAATTAACGTTATCGGTTAGAATTTGTTTTAAAGACATTATTGAGGATTGTTTCCAAGATACTCCAATACTGTTTCTGCATTAGATACTAAAAATGGGTCTGATTCAATGTTGTCTTGAAATCCTTCTTCAATAAACATTTTCTCAACTTTACCATCATTAATTACAGCTGCATATCTCCATGAACGGAATCCAAAACCAAGATTTGATTTTTTAACTTCAGCACCAAATTTATGTGTGAACTCTCCGTTTCCATCGGGAAGGAAAAATATATCTTTTGCACCTAGAGAGTGTCTCCACTCATTCATAACAAAAGCATCATTTACAGAAATGCAATAGATTCCATCAATCTTTAATGACTGAAATTTCTTAAAGTTTCCTTGGTATCCTGGCACTTGTTTTGTACTGCAAGTAGGTGTGAATGCCCCAGGCAATCCAAATAAGATTACTCTTTTACCTGCGAATTCTTTTGTAGAGTTTAAAACACCCCACTCTAATACACCTTGTTCATTTTCAACACGAATTGGAAAATCCACGTTAGGGATTTCTTGACCTTCTAAAATCTCAAGACCCATAATTGCTTTATTATCACTATTTGACATTCTTTACTCCATAATATAAAAAGATACACCTATTATACAACTATTGAGGGTGTTTTGTAAGGGGTTTTTTAGGATTTCTTTGCATTTGTTTTAGAGATTCGTCTTTGTGCAATACTCAGGTTCTTCCTATGTTCTTCTGAAAATGGTTTACGGTTCTTACCCATCTTTGCAATACTCAGTTTCTTCCTATGTTCTTCTGAAAATATCTGACCTTTGTTTGCAATACTCAGTTTCTTCTTTTGTTCTTCTGAAATTATCTTACCTTTCTGTGCAAGAGACATCTTCTTCCTTGTTTCTTTAGTGTGTTTCAGTCCAGTCCAATCAAAGCGACTACCACTAATGGTAGAACCTTCTTTTTCTTCTTTAGGGTCTAGGGTTTTTATGAATGATTTGAGGTCGAGAATGAACTCATCGTCTAGGGGATATAAATACATATGCTGATACTCCTTATTAGTGTTAGAGTAGTCGGATGCTCAAACATCGTGGACTACACTAGTATTTATACAAAAAGGGACTCGAAAGTCCCTTCAATTTGTGTCCTTTAAGAAATTTTTATTTCTTGAGGTTTATCTTCTTCGGGTACAATCCTTTCCAAAGACACACTCAAAATCCCATTCTTCATATCTGCACCTTTAACGACTATATCGTCTGCAAGTGTGAATGTTCTTTTGAATGAACGTGATGCAAGTCCTTTATGGACATACTCAAGTTCCTCTCCATCCTCTTGTTTACCTTCAATTGCAAGAATCTCTTTCTCTTTTGAGATAGTAATATCTTTCTTGGTAAATCCAGCTACTGCAAGTTCGATAGAGAAGTTCTCTGCATCGTGTTTTACAATATTGTAAGGTGGATAATTTACATTAGAGTGCGTGTCTGCACGTTCTAATAGTTTTAGGTGTCGGTCAAAACCGATTGCGAATGGAAAATCCGTTGTGAATCTTCCGAAGACATCATCGAAGTGTGTCATAGTTTTCTCCTTATTTAAGCAAGTTAATGTTCTAGTCCTCTTATGAGCAACTAGGCGTATGCCCTCTTTAATCCGAGTTATCAGTCCAGTCTCTTATTCAGATTCTTTCCCGAAGCTCTTTTGAAGATTAAAGAGTTCATACTAAAGTGGAAACTCAGCACGACCTGTTAGCCTCCTAGTTTGACCTGCCCTAACTCAAACATGGAAAGGGGTTGGGTCAAGTTGTGGGTTTCTTTTCCGTACGGTAAATTAATACTAGTACTTCTTATCTACCCTTGCGAATCAAATAAATGAATCGCAAATAGTATTTATACCATTTATAAGCCTATTATAAGGTTTTTTTTAAATATTTCAAGGGGTTTTTATCTTTTTGTGCAATCTGCACTGTTTCTTGATGAATTATACACATCATAGTTGTTGACAACAACAATCATCATGAAAAAATTTAATTGATTCATAATTTTTGGTGTGAGGTTTTCCTGTCTCAAATCGTACATAATTGCAGGTGTGAGAATTGTAGTCTTGGTTAAAAACATTTTACCCAGTGATGGAGTTCTTCCTATGATGGGATTTGTTTCGTATACGCAATCGTATTGTAATCCTTTATATGTAGAGTGAATGTCAAAAAGTTGTAGAGCAACGAATGCACCCCATTGAAAATTAGTTATATGTTCCTGCAATTGGAGTGAAGATACGGACTTTCTCACTTTTCCCCTTGACGAGTATTCTATCGACTTCAATGTATGCTCCAACCTTACACTGTTTATAAGTTCCTTCCGATAACAACAAGTCAACCCCATCATAATTTCTCGTTTGGCCTTCGAGTCTAGCCCCAAGGTTGACGGCATCTCCAATGACGGAATAGTCAAATCTAAGTTCGCTTCCCATGTTTCCAACGATGCATTGGCCAGTGGAGACACCAATCCCAACATTAATAGGAGGCAGGTTAAGGGGGGTAAGTTCTTCATTCAATTCCTTTGTTGCTTCTAGCACTTCCAGTGCTGATTTAACGGCAAGGTCTGCATGGTTCTTACACTCCATAGGAGCATTCCAAAAACTCATTATACAATCGCCCATGTACTTGTCGATGGTTCCACCATTATTTAGAATTATCTTGGTCTGCATATCAAGGAATTTGTTAATTAATTCTACTAAACCTTCGGGGTCATCTTGTTTCATGTAGTGTTCGCTAATGGGGGTGAATCCGATGATGTCCATAAACATGAAGGTCATCTCCTTTCTATCTCCACCAAGTCTCAATTTTGATGGGTCTTTTTGGAGTTCTTCAATCATGTCAGGAGATAAATATTTTTGGAACTGCTTCTTTATTTGTTGCTTTTCTTGAAAGGTGACATAGTATTTGTTGAAAGATGCATGACCGAACACAATCAAGGAGGCCAAAGATGAAAAGAAGGTATCGAAAAGAACGAGACTTGAAGACCAAATATAGAAACTCCCACCCACCTGAAGTACTACGAGTCCTAGAGAGAATGTCCCCGAAAGAGCTGTGGGAAGCTTATAAACCATTACCAACACAATTAATAGAACTGACAGAAGAAGAACAATTTCTACGAATTCAAGAAAGTAGGATTGCTTTATTTGAATTCCTGTCAAGGCGGTTTGTATCAGATTCGCTTGTACTTCGTGAGGATACATTACTCCCATTGGGGTTGAAACTGGATTGTTCCATCCTTCAGCAGTCACCCCAAACACAAGAATAGCGTTTTCAGGTAATTCATCAGTGAAGGAATAACGTTTAAACTTATTCCAATAACTTATCATTAAATCACCTTGAGGTGTTGTGGATATGGGTTTTTGTCTTCCAACTCTGACCCATTCTACTCCAACCTCTTCAGTGACTTTCATCTGATAAGATTTTTCGTCATTAAATGCTCTTAACACTTCAACTGCGAGTGATGGATATATCTGTCCGTTCGCCTGCATCAGTAATGGTGCAGAACGTATGGTTCCGTCAAAATTTGGAGTACCCGATTGACTAGGAGTTGCAGTTGTGACCCCTACTCCATAGGTATTTCCCTCTAGTACAGGAATGGGACTGAGCACCCCTGGCGTCCCCCATACTGCGTTTTTAGCGTCTCCTGACCCCAAAGTACTAGTTCCGACAAAGGGAGATGACCCTTTTTGGGTCTGAATTGTGGGTGCTGACGATAAAATAGACAATCTATTGACCAAAGCAGTCGCAAATTCCTCATCTCCACCGAATCTATCGGGTTCTGAGAACACTTGCGTGAACACATAAGTGTTAGACCAGTGTGATTCTAGTAGTTTATCTGCGTATATTTTGCGTGGGAATGGTAATTGACCGTGTTGTTCTACTGACTTTTCATCAATATCAACCAGTATTATTTCAGGAAGTCCCGATTCAGGATTGTACTCTTCGACACTATGTGTGCTGTGTAGGTAATCGAACCACGACCATGAGATGTTCTCGATGAACATCGGATTCCAAATTTTAAGTCCAAATAATAACCCTATCGTGACTAATACGGTTTTCCAAGAGTACATTATTCAAATGACGGCATAGCGTAAAAGAATATCCATATACAAATACCTAACAATGCAAGTGCTAGCATTATTGATGTGACCCTAGAGATTTGTTTTCTCTTTTGGTTTTTGCGATATTCGTTAACTTCTTGCTCTATTCGTTCTTCGGGTGTCATGAAAATTTCTTCTGTATCTTTTTGAACATATAGTATATAGATAGTCCGTAGAATGCTAATACTGACATTGATATACCTATGTAGATTAGTTCCAACGGATTTAGAAACAACACTTGCCAAACAAAATTGGCTGCGGCTTCACCATCACCCAATGGTGCGAGTGTTTCGGGCATTACGATTTCATTCTCTTCAAAGATTTCTAAAATCTCATCGTATTCTGATTCGGTGAGACATTCGTAATATTCTTTAGGACATTCTACTTCCATTTGATTACCCTACCTAGACACCATTCTAAGAATCTTATTGCTTTCGCTTTTATGCTCATTAGTTTTGCGTGACACTTACTGTACAGCCACCTGATGTTTGACAATTTTGAGACAACGTATAATTTTGAGTTGTATTGGAATGTTGTGAAATATTAAGTGTGGTTGGATAATTTCCATTTATGGTAATGTTTGAGTTGTGTTCACCATTTCCGTCTTGTAAGTAATCAACGGTATTACCATCGTTATTAATGGTTAAATAAAATTCTTTTGTACCATCTGCTTTTTGTTTACCGAAAACAGAATTGTTATCACCATAAAGATAGATTTTTGCTTTATGACCATCACAAGCACCAGTTGAACAATTTCTTTGTTGTCCTACAATTGTATTATTACTACCGTGAATATCTACAGTGACCCAATGACCACCACCGTCAGTGTTATCCTTTGACCATGTTGTATCAGTTCTACTTGAGATTTCAAATCCTTGAGCCCACCAAAACTTATTATTTGTTCCATATGAAATATGAAACTGAATATCATTAGTGTTGCAATCATCACCTTTTGTACAATTCTGCCAAAGTTTTAAATCTTGGTCATCGTAATCTACATCACCACCCCAACCTGCACCTGAACCCCATGTGACAATATCATCTGCCCAACCTATTTCTTGATTGTTTCCAACTTGATATATATCTATTGAAGAATCATCAATATCACCTATAGAAAAGAATACACGATTATCATAACCTTCCTGCGTGATACTGAGGTCAAGATTAGTTGAGGCTGTGACTTGATTTATGGCAATAGTGTTATCATCACCACCAAATGCCTTAAATGATAATCCTAGACAAAGGAGTACCACTGCACCTGTTAATAACTTCGCACCTAAATCCATATTAACCACACAACCATACAAATAATAGAGTAAGGACTACTCCTTCAGCGAATGAAATCCACATCATATGGTAATCGTCTAGTCTCATTGCATTTTGAAATCCGAACACTTGGTCTTCATGCCACGCTCTGAGTTTACTTAACATATCTAACATAGTTTCTCCTAGTTTGTTTGGGTAATAGTTATATTTATAGACGAACCATCACCCACCACAATATGTGACTCTTTTTCGTCTGTTATAGTCCTAATATCTGCTTGTGCAAACATGGGAATCTTGATTGAAATAATTCCATTCACTTCCCTGTAGAACCATATTTGACCAAGACCCTTGTCTATAATTGTATTATATTGAGAGTCTTTGTCGAAACCTGCAGAAGTGCCCTCTAATCGAACACTTCCAAATTTTGCTCTTTCTCTATCTATACCCACTTTTTTGTCAATGTCTAATATAATATCGAGCAAATCTTGTAAGAAATCAACATCCAATAAATCTCTATCTAACTCTGAATATTCTAGCTCATCGTCTTTAAAGTAGTCCGTTTCTAAATCGTTGAACTCTAAAAAGTCTACATCAAGAATATTGTTAGCATCATTTTCTCCACCACCTGATTCTTCTGAAACTTGGTCGGAAACCTCATCGGGTGGACTGACAATAAACATATTATCAATCATATTAACGTCTACACCATTTACAGTCACTGGTTTAGTTGGCGAATCATCATAAGTGGATACCATTGTTGCTTGGTATGCCTCATCCATTATTACACTACCACCTGCATTCGACACTATAATGACTCCTGAAGGCGCACCCCATTTGTCTGGCAAAAGCATAACAAGTGAGCGTCCTAATTCATCAATACTTGTTGTGAAATCGGTGCCTCTAACTGCAATCGTGGCAGTAGGTGTTTGAATAACAATATTTGCTTTCTTTATTTTGCCACCAAATCCCGAAGCAAATCGAGCGGTGCCTTGTGCCATTCGTAATGACATTTTTGAGAGTGATGGGTCGGGGTCATAATAGACCTCATCAATCCAAACTTTAGAATGTTCTGTTAATGAAAGTTCTTCTTCGCCTTCGAACTTTATTTTCATTCGTCCGTTTTGTGTTTGTGCTGTATCATACATCAGCACATCGGGTCTTTCAGACGCCAATAGAACAGTTTTAGTACCGTCCCTTGAAAGTCCTGCGTACCCTTTATCCTCAATGATTTCACCAATCGAGTCAGCATTAACCGACCCGACTAGTAAAATACTAAGAATCGTTATCGTCTTTTTGAACGATGTCAATATTTCCATTAGATGTCACGAAAGTCACGTCAATAATACCACTACAAGATTGACCTGAAGGACAACCTGTATCTGAACCTGATTGCTGAATGATGTCTATATCATTTCCTGAACCAGTTAAGACTGCAGTAATAGAGTTATCGGTTGCATCTGATTGATTAGTGTTAACGTCATTTGTTGAACCTGTAATAGTCCAATTCCAAACAGCATTATCTGAATCAACAACAGTTGTAAATATATTACTTGAACCACCAACTACTAAATCGTAGTTTAAGTATTCAGCTGAAGCATTTGCACCAATATCAATATTCCAAGTGTTAGAACTACCTGTGACAGCACTTAACATATTAATGTTATCAGCACTATTTTGACCAATGTTCCAATCCATTGAGTTTGAATCACCAGTGAAGGTAAGGTTTATCGTTGCTGAGTCAGCAATCATAGGCCCAAATAGTTTGTTAGTGTCTCCATATTGGATAAGTGTAAACGTATTCGATGCACCAGTTAAAACCATATCAGCAGATGTTCCTGAGAAATCATCTAAACCAACTTTGTTTCCATAACCTTTCTGCGTGAAATTCAATACCAAACCAGTACCTGACTGATTTAACCATATTTCGTTATCGTCTGCTCCTGCATATAAAGTTGCAGGTAGTAGACCTAATGTTAACATAATGAGTGAAATAAATTTATTCTTCATTTGTTTCTCCTTCTGTGACTAAAACGATTTGGTTTTCGTCTAAAAAGTCTGACACTTCCTCTTTTATTTTAGATTCAGTTATCGGCCAATTTATCTTCCAATATCCTCTTTCATCACCTTGATAGATTAATTCTAGGACAGCAAGTTCAATTGCAGAACGAGTCGCTTTCGTGACTCCTTCGTTCATTGCTACGCCATCCTCAATTTCCACTAATTTTGTGTCCATGTCCACAAAACGGAATACATCGTACCCACCACCAGTCGATAAAATAGTCTTGGTGACTTGTACATTAAGTAATATTTCGCCAGTAAGTGTTGATATTCCTCTCAAACTTACCGTGACCACATCTCTTCGGTATTGATTAGAAGCTCCGATACCTAAGTATCTTGCGCCTCGGCCACCCGATTCAATGTTAGTATCATAACCAACTATCCCACCGTCAAGTAGGATTCCTGCAAACAAGAGGGGTTGTATCCCTTTCGGGGAATCTTCATTACCCTCTTGATTTGCAAAATCTTCTCTAGCAGAACGAACGATTTGACGTTCTCTTACAAGTGCATCTAAACTTGTACGTTCTACTACTCTAAACCATTTTCCCTTACCTGCAGTTTTAAGTGCATCGATAAGAAAAGATTCTCCACCTTGTGTCACTGCAGTTGAGAAAGATGCAATTCCATCTTTACTCTTACGTTGGCCTGTTTTGTCTAGGAATCCGTAGACTGCAACTACTGGCATATTTTCTGCAGGTGGTAATTCTAATAATTCTAAATGGGTAGGAAGTTTGACAACCTCTGCATCCTCGATGCATTGTCCTATCTTATTCATAATTGCAGTAGTACAAGTGTCATTTACACTTGGCACACTTGCACATCCACTGACGAGCAAGACCAGTATCAGTCCTACAATCCCTAAGTTTTTCATTTAAAAACTACCAGTACCTACAGGTATATCTAATGTTGTTGTAGTTCCATCTGAAGAAACAATCGTTAATCTGATGAACTCTACACCATCCTCTCCGACTAGTTTTTCATATGTCACCGTGTTTCCTTCAATCGAAAAGACTCCATAAGAAGCCGCCTCTCCATTACTAAACATATTCTCTACTAATTGTTTCGCTATCTGAGCATAAATTCTGCTCTCGACATTTCTTAAAAATTTTGCAAGCGTTGTATTCTTTTCTTCTCTTTCTGCTTTATTCAGAGCATCTTCAATGTCTTGTTTTATCTTGTCACGTCTTGACTTCTCTTGATTCTCGATTGTCAAATAATGCGAACTTTGTCCAACTCCACTGAAACTTGGACTCTTAAATTTATGCACAATCTCATCTGCTTCGATTGATGATGCAAAAAATGTAATCAGTATTATCCAACCAACTACTAATAATTCTCTATCTTTTTTTAGTTTCATTCTTTGTCGTTTCCTTCTTCTTATCATTCTCTTTCATTTCGAGGACTACGTTTACCTTTTGCTGTAAACGAATTAAATCTTGGTCTAACATTCTCACTTGGTCGATAAGTTTTATCAGTGCAAAATGCTGTTTCTCCACTTCGGGTTCGAGGTTTTCACCAACAAACCACCAAATGTAGTAAACAAAGTATCCAAGTCCTACCATCATGACAATAGGGAAACCATATTCTGATATCAGTTGTGCAATATTTTCCATAATTTAATCTCTTCTTACGTCTAGACTACCGTCCTCTATGAAGTTTTCTGCTCTTGCGACTCGTTCGATGTCGGGACGAAGCTCCAAAGCACTTGACACTAGTAAATCTATCTTAATCATTTCGTTAGACATCGTTCTCGCACGATTTTCTAAAGATGTACAGAACATTGTGAGTGTTTTGATATCGTCAACAACACCTTCAAGAATCTGTTTTATCACCGTAAAGATGAAAAAACCCATCACAAGACTTCCTGCAATCGGGGCTCCCACTTCACTTATCAATCCAAATATACTTTCCATATCACTATTTAGGAAATCGACTCTCTGATTTATGATAAATTCACAAAGTATTCACTTGTGGATATGTTTCAGACAAAAAAAAGGGGTCTCGAAGACCCCTTTAAAGATTGTGTCAATTCACCTATTTATGACTTGCAATAGTCTTAACCACTTCCGCTTTAGAACCACTTCGTTTTACTTTGATGTTGTTCTTATCTGCGAGTTCTAGTAGTTGTACTTTAGTAAGTTTTTTAAGTTGAGCAACACTAGGTGTGCTTTTCTTAACTGCTTTAGCAGGTTTACTTACTGGTGCAGATTTCTTATCACTTCTCATATGTTCTACGAAAGTGTAAATGACTGCAGCTGCAACTAATGCTATGATTATATATTCCATAATTTTCTCCGATTTAATTCAGTGTTATCTTTATTTAGTCCTTTGCTTTTAACACATTTAAAGCGCACCAGTCTATGACTTTGTAGCACTTTTTCACTATACCATCATCTATCGGTGTTGGTGTTAAGGCTGCTATCAAAGAAGCACCCATTACTATAAAAGGAATCACTTGTACCCATGCTATAACCCATTGTAGAAATTCTAACATAAAATTCTCCTAGTTAAGTTATTTTCAGGAGTATTTAGGTTTTATTGGTGCCGATAGTGTATTTTGTAGTCAATTTCCACTCGGATTTATCTTTAAATGGAATGATTTTGATTTGAGATAACGGTGCAACAGGTTCTTCGATTTTACTCTTATCGAGTACTGAGAGAAGCTTCCATTGTTCTAGAAGTGTCACGATAGTGTTTCTGCGACCTATGTCTCCTTCGTCTATGGATGTTGGTTTACCGTCTAGTTTGAATAATTCTTTGAAGTGTACGATATAGTACTTCCCACGTTTGTGTAGGATATGACATGACTGGAACAGTTCATTGTCTTTACGAGATGCTACACCAATTCTAGATAGTGTTTCTCTTATCTTTAGGAAATCGTCTTTTTCGGGGAAGGTAATTTCTACCAATTCCGATACTAAAGCCTCATTGTCAATCATTACTTTGTCCACCAGTTTTCATTCTGTTTTTCAGTTCACGATACTGCTTATCGGTTAACACTTCCATGTACTCTTTTGCTTTCAGTGTTGATATTTGATAATAATTTTTTATTGTATCGAGTTTTTTACTAACATATGGTTTTT